GGGATGAGTATAACTCCTCTCTGATAGCTAATTGGGAGAATGGAAAGAAGGGTGGAAGGAAACCCAAAGCTAACCCAACTGAAACCCATGGGTTACCCATGGCTAACCCAATCGAAACCCATAGCGAACCCATGGGCAGCCCAACGCGAACCGATAAGATAAGAGAAGATAAGATAAGATTAGAATTGATAAGACCAGATTCTGTTCCAGAGCAAGTCTGGAACGATTTTATCAAACTTCGTAAAGCAAAGAAAGCACCACTAACCCAAACAGCACTCGATGGCATTGAACGTGAAGCAGAGGAAGCTGGATGGACTCTCGACGAGGCAATCACTGAATGCGTGACTCGTGGATGGCAAGGATTCAAAGCTGAATGGGTACAAAAGGCACAACAGACAAATAACCGGGGATACTAACATGAAAAATATACCAATTGCTACAACAGCAGAGAAGGCAGCACTATCGCTAATCGCAATCGATCCAGACGTACTACCGCATCTTGCATGGTCATCTGATCTGTTTGCAATATCGCAACACAAACTGATCTTCACCGCACTGGAGAGAGTCTACCAGCGGACAGGATCCACAAACGCACTAGGTGCATTGTCTGACCTAGAGACAACTGGCAAGCTGAATGCTTGTGGTGGGAAGGATGGAGTGATGGATATCCTCCAGACAATCTTCCTGTCCCCCGGTGCTATGTGCTTAGAAACCGCAGCAGACTATCGCGCACAACTCATCAAAGCAAAAGGCTACAGGGATGCCATCAAAACGTGGGAGGACGCGCATGATGACGTTTGCGCTATGAAGGCAGACCTTTCTAGCCTTGCTGAGTCCTTTGCCAATGCAATCGTGCCAGAACACCAGTGCAAGGACGTTAAAGCCCATCTGAGCGACTTTATGGACGATCTGGAGGACAAGACCCCATTAGAGAACTTCCCCACTGGAATTCCCAAGCTGGACAAACTGCTTGGTGGAGGTGTTCGCAGAGGTGAGATGCTAGTGGTAGGAGCGCAGACTTCTGGAGGTAAATCAATCCTGCTATACCAAGCCGCACTACAGGCATTACTCAACAACAAATCAGTAACTATATTTTCCTTAGAAATGCCAGCTAAGGCTATTCTGCAACGTATAGCTTCCAATCTTCTGGGTAAGACAATCCTGCCACTGCGCGAGATGGAGGGAGTCACAGAGTGGAGAGGTGTTGCATCTGCCAAGGATATCTCAAGCGCAATCACCCAACTCATGCAGATGAAGCTGACGATTCGAGATGATCTCTCCGAGGTGGGTGAGATAGCAGCAGAGGCATCACGTCTTGCATCACTTGGCAAAGCAGATTTGATCGTTGTGGACTACCTTCAAATCGTCACCATGCCATCCGCTGATAACCGAGAACAGGCAGTGAGTGAGCTATCACGCAGGTTGAAGCTAACTGGTTTGAAAACAAACTCCGCAATCATTACCGCATCACAACTCAACGATGAAGGTGCAGTACGGGAGTCCAGAGCAATCGCGCATCATACCGATTTCTTGGTGTTGATATCGCATCCAGATGAGAAGAAAAAGGAAGTTGCGTCATTCAAGAAGAAGACAGAAACCCAACCAACTTCGCGCATCCACGTTGGCAAGAATCGACGTGGTCAACGTGACGTTTTTGTGCCTGTAAAAATGCGTGGAGAAATTTCTCGCTTTGAACAAATCGATGAGCATTGATCACCATTTTGACGAGGCTTGCATTCTGCTCGATACCGCAACAGCAATCTGGCAGACCCGCATGAAATCTAGGTTTGCGGACGCTCAGGAAAAATACGAAAAGGCAAAAAAAATCTACAATAAATATTTTGCACACATCGAAGAAAATCCCATTGACGATTTTGAGTTTTGACCATATATGTAGTGCCGTCAGTCCAATAAATACACCATATCAAATGAAACAACTACCAGACTTCGACCCGCAGGACGATGACGAATCTCCACGGGTCAACCGCAATCACCAAGACCCTGAAGAGCGCATGGCTAACAGGGCTGAGAGAATCCAATCTGACGCAGATTACTTCCACGATGAGTGGAGCCGCAAGAATCCAAATCAGGTTTATGGAGGCAACACATTCAACTACTATTGATGAAAACTCTAAACGTAATCACAGTCGAGGCTGACAAGTCGAGAAATGCCAGCGGCACACGGGACTGGGGAAAGTTCCGCATCACGTCGAAGTGTTTTCTATCAAACCTCATCATTGAGTCCATCTGTGCTTCTCACGATATGTTCGGACAATCGTTCACGTTCCATGAAACGAAAGACGAAAATGGATATGTTTACGAAGGCAGCTACGACTGCTGGAGCGACTAACCATAACATAACACTTTCTGCAAACAAATGCAGACTTGGTGGCATCACACCACAAAAACGATGCAATAATATAAACTAACTATAATAATAATATGGCAGACCAATACGACAACACGAATCGCGGATCACTCTTCAAAAATGACCGCAAAGAACTAGACACTCACCCAGACTACAACGGATCCATCAACATCGAGGGTCGAGACTTCTGGCTTAACGGATGGATTAAGGAATCCAAAAAGGACGGCAAAAAGTTCTTCAGCCTGTCAGTCAAGCCAAAGGACACTGATTCTGGCAAAACCCCCGCAAAGGCCAAATCTGCTCCAGCACGGGCCAAGGATTCGGATGGAGATGACATTCCGTTTTAACTAATGCTTTCCTTGTTAACCTGCATAGGTCAGTCCCGCAGGTTTTAGGAATAAGGGATTGTAGCGGCAACTATGTGTGCTGGTTATCATTTGACCCTGTGAGGTAACTACATAAAACCTCACACCCCTTTTATAAATATATGACCGAAATTATAACAGACTACTTGGATGCAAAGCAACTGGCAGACAGGCTAACTGCACTGGAGTTGCACTCAACCAGTGAGTTGGCTAGGCTGGAGAAAGAACGTGACGATGCGCGGGATGATGCAGCCCATTGGAAGATTGAATACGAAATAGTTGTATCTCGGTTGTGTGGAGTAAAACATGATCGTGATAATGGAGTTATTTTTGAACATGAAATCATTCCAAAACTACAACGCGAACGTGACGATGCGCGGGAGAAAGTAGAGCAACAAAGAAAAGAAATCGTTCGCTTGAACGGCGCAACGAACCATGCTGGTGGAACTCCTTTAAAATTTGCTTTGAGAGAGCGTGACGAGGCTATATCTCAAATCGCACAGGCAGAATGTAGGGCAGAACGATTCTGCCAAGAACGTGACGAGGCTAGGGATGCTATCGTTGGTTGGGAGAACAAATGGAAATGTGCTGTAGATATGGCAGCAAGAGCAGAACTGGAGCGTGATGAGGCACTAAAGTGTGCTAAAGAATACTACGTTGAATTCATAAGGAATGCTTCAAGCGACAATAAAGTCAGTAAACCAAAACCTTTAAATCCATTCTATAAATATTAATATTAACAAAACACTATACACTCATGGATTTAAACGAAACACTATACAAGTATGAGGTAGAACGACTCAAAGAGTGCAACAAGGACTATCGCTCCATTGCCGCACAACTGGCAGTATTCTGCTCCGCTGCTATCTTTGCGCTAAGGGCATCCAACAAGGACTTGGAGGAAGCGCAGATCAAATGCGAAATCGTTCCCAGTCCATACACCGAACAGGGAATCGATAATATGTTCCAAAACTTTTTAGAGTCACTGCGCGACTACCCTGAGCTAATGGCAATCGCATTAAAGTTTATCCAGAAATCACAATAGACCATGCAACTTACACTCAACCCTGACGAGGTGCAGATATGCCAACTCATTGGCAGGATGCGTTCGCTTATAGCTCGAAGCAATGGAGTCAAGGATGCCAAGATTGGCAACCAAGACGGATCAGAAGCTGACGTGATTGGCATGATGGCAGAGTACGGGTTCGCAAAGGTGATGAATGTATTCCCTGACCTTGGACTATCACCTCGATCTGGATCTCCAGATGGCGTTATGCCAAGCGGCAACAGATACGATATAAAGGCATCAAAGCACACACACGCTCGCTTGCTGTCCACACTCAAAGTAAATCCAGACGTAGATGTATACGTCTTGTGCGTTGTAGATTCACCAACGCTTGACTACAAAGGATGGGCATGGAAGGAAGACCTGATCAAACCATCGAACATAATTAATCTAGGACACGGAGAAGGATATGCACTAGACCAAGACAACCTAAGAGAAT